TTCTTGAAAAAGACAGTCCGGAATATCCCCGATACTGCCAGATTATCTGCCCTTGCGGGCTTCCAGTTCCCAAGCCTTTTCGAAATCGTCAAGGTTATCGGTCGCCGGGTTGATGCTGGTCCGCGAGTTGGCCCCGCGAGCCGTGTTCTTTGGCGGTTCGCCCGCTTGGGGCTTGCGCCGAGGCGTTTTTCCTAAACGAATTTCTCTATTCCGAAGAAACACATATTCCATTTGTTCCTCTTCGGAAAGTTTTGCTACGCGACTCGCTTCCTCTGGATTGTGTGCAAGTTCGTAAAGAATTTGAACCCCATTCGTCGTTTTGGTCGCAGCCATAAACGTAGGTTGATCCAAATCCCAATCACCTCGCATACCGGTATCTACAACCGATTCCTTGAAATCGTCGTAAATTTCGATTCCGCGAGTGGTGAGCTCATCGACCTTTTCCAGCAACGGCTGGATTTCCAAGTATTGTTGCTGGTCGATTTCCTGCTGACGTTGCAGGGCCGCTTCGGCTCGTTCCGCAGCCTTTCGTTCGGCTACATACTGAATCCGATCCTCGATGTATGCGGGATCGAGGTGCCCGAGTGGATACTTCTCGAAATCTGACGGATCAGGTTCAGGAGTTCCGGCGTTCTGATTATCACCAGAATTTGCACCCTGCAAGTGCTTTTCAAGATTTTCAACCTTGGAAAGCACTTCCTGCATCATGCGCTGTTCGTTTTCCCGAAGCTGACGCGCCATTTCAGCCTTCTCACGCTTCAAGCGTTCGATCTGATAGTCCTTGGACGACTTCTTCGGCTTCGGATCGGTTTGCTCGTCGGCCTCATCCTGATCGGTTTCTTCGTCCTGTTCGTCGGCTTCTTCCTGTTCGTCGGCTTCGTCCTGTTCGTCGGCTTCGACAGGTTCAGGATCGGGCTTGGCAGGCGCACGCTTCTTCGTCGGCTTTTCTTCCGGCTGCTCGACAGCCTGACTGTCGCCTACTTCGACCTCGCCCGCATTGGCAAAGGCTTCGAATTCAGGATCGGTCGCTTGGTTCTCGATATTCATTTACTGTTCTCCGTTGGTAGGCAAATTACGGGATTGTCGCTCTCGCACGCGTTCGTCGAAGTCCCGATCTTCGGCGGCAAGCCGGTTGTTCTGGTCAAGAACGTCCATGACTTCCCTGAAATCCATGTCGTCGATTTTGGCAGCACGCTCCTGGTTCTTGGCTTCCACATCTGCGGCACGACTCTGTGCATCCATGATCGCCTTGTAGGCTTGCGCTTCGGCAAGACGTGCGCGGGCCTCATCGTTCGCTGCCTTGGCCTGCTTTGCTGCCAGATCAGCTTCGACCATCGCCTGTTCCACCTGCGCCTGCATCTGTGCCATCTGCTCCTGCATCTGCGCAGCCTGCTGCTGTTCCGGCGTCATTTCATCAGGCGGAATAGCGCCCGGAGGCAGAAGCATCTTGAACCGCTTGGCAAACTCGCCAGACTTCGGCCAATCCTGCGCCTCTGCGACCAAATCCATGACAACCCCGGCTGCTTGCGGCATGGCATTGACGAAGGCCATCATCTGTTCGGCGGCAAGCGAACGCTTGGTTTCACTGGCAGGGCCGACCGAGACAGTCACGCCATACTTGCCGAGCGTCACATCCGAATTGGGATCGCTCGGATCGTTGATCGTCATCATCAGTGTCTTGTCGTCGCGTCCGATGATCGCCAGCGTGCGCTGCGTGTCATACAGGAACGGAATCAATTCGTTGATGTTCTTGGCGCAACGCTCGTCAGCCAGCCTGCGGCGATCAATGTAGATGTAGGTGCCCACATCGGACACCATCTGACGCGCCTGAATTGCCTTGCCTGACACTTCATTGCTTGGCATTCCCATCGAAGCTTCATGGATATTCGAAATATCCTTCATATCCTGCGAGGCCATGGCGGCTTCGTTTACAAGCCCTGCGTCAATGCCCGGAGGAGGCACATTGACCGGAGGTGTTTCCCCATCATTGTAATAGAGAAACGGATCGTCGCTGGTTGGCGCACGACGCCAGCGCGCTTCGTGGCCTTTGACTGCATCAGGTGTGGCAAGCCACTTGTTACGTGGTGCCGAAACAAGCTGCTCGGCCACTGTCGAGCGCCAGTAGTTGTGAAGGCGCTGCGGGTCTTTCAGGAAGCGAATCAAGCCCCAGCGATGAATTTTCTCGCCGTCATTCAATTCCCATCCCGGCACGCGGTAGATCGGGATCGACGAGATCGGATAGTCATACGGACCTTCAAGGATCGCATTGCCCGAGCACACATAGAGGCGTGCAAAGCGGTTCGGCACTTCGCGGATATAGGGGCTTCCGTCACTGCGGGTTTCAACGAAATTGATGTATTCGAATTCCTCCATTTCGGTCACGTCATGCACAGTGCCGTCCTGATAAAGCGCGAGCACTTTCACGCCTTCCGTCACCATGCGCCAATAGGACACAATCCGAACGCAATCCTCTGACAGCCAAAAGCCGCTCTTGTTCCAGCGCTTTTCGTTGAGGAAGCTGACTTCCGCCGCCCAAGGCCAGCGGCGCTTAAATTCCTGCTGCGGAATGTCGTCGCCTACGAAGCCCCATTGCGCGTCCTGTCCGCTCGGCTCAATCGAGAGAGGGTCGAGGACTACAGCATAAGGATCGGTGACAGCGCCGATGCGAACGTGCTGCTCGAAAACATCATCGCTCTCGTATTCCATGTTGAGCGTGAAATAGCCTTCGCCGCACACGACCTGATACTTGGCCGCTTCATCGCGGGCGAAGTCCGCATAGGAATTCTTGAAAATCGAGCGAATGATGCCTTCACGGATTTCCGCAATAGGCTTGGTGCCCGATTTGTCTGGAAAAACCCGAATTTCAGTTTCGTTCATCAAGCGGTTGCCAACCACCTGCGCCACGAACGCAACAAGACGATTGAACGTCAGAACAGGCTTGCGCTGATCCTTGCGGCGCTGCTCGACAACGGGGTCCCATTGGTTCCCTACAACGAATTTCGCATCTTCTTTGCCTGCGAGGATGTTGTGCTCATTGAAGCTGTAGCCCCATTCATACCGCTGCCTAAGTTCTTCCAGAAAGTCGGCTTCACTGTCGAAACCGCTTGGCACTTTACGGCTGCGCTTCAACGGCTCAAAGTCCTGATTGGCGAAATTGTCTCTGATACCGGCCACTTAACTTGCTCCCTGAATCACAGCATCCACCCTCCAGGCGATGAATAGCCTCTATCGTCTTCAAGGCTGCTCTCATATCCCTGATCGGTGAAAGGGTCTAGAGGTTGCTGCGGTGAAGTGCCTGATTGCCAGCCGTTCGCCTTTTTCGGACTGCTCCACTGGTTGAAGAATTCACGGGTTGCGAAGGTCAAAGCGCAAGCATCAGCCAAGTCTGAGGATCGCAGGCCTCGCGCTTTCATGTCCTGTTTGCTCTCAAGCAGCCAATCGTTGTTTGCCCGCCATTTGATCTTCGGCCCGCTGATATCCGAAGCCAGATCGTCGTCATCCGGGATCGCTCCGCCTTCGACCAGCCACTCTCGCAGGTCGCCATACATTTCGGCGCGCTTGTTCCACGGCCCTGCACGGCCCGGATTGGCCTGCTTGGCGCGTGAGGTCGCTCCGAAGTCGATACCTTTCACGATGTCCGAATATTTCTTGTTCATGTTGCGCAACGCAGTGACGATTGCAGCACCCATCGAGCCACGGTCAATGTTCATGCGGCTCGGCTTGTGCTCGTCGATGATCGAGGAAAGCCACGCGACGGCTTCCTCATGCTCGATCTTGTTTCGATGCATCACCTTGAGGATTTTGTCGCCTCGCCGAAACGCGACAGCAAATCGGTCGCCGCCCGCGCCCGCCGGATCAACGCCCACGATCAAAGGTGCGTCAGGGTCGGCAATCTGGCGTTTTCGAGCGCGCAACACCAGTGCAGGCTTGATGAATACGCCTTCGATGTTGGCTGCGGCAAAAGCTTCGGTCACGTCGATTGGATATTCCTGCCGGAATTTGCCGATTGAACCCACATCCTGAATTTTCGACCTGCGCCAAAGCATCTGCTCATTGGTCAGACCGTAGACCTGCTGGTATTCGAGTTCGGACAGTTCGCCTTCTTCCTCAGCTTCCTGCAAAGGAGTAAAATCGCCGTATTCAACGTATTCCTTCTGCACCGTCCACGGCACGAACACGGCGCGATAGCGGCCTGTGCCCTTCATGGCCTCCATGTAGCGCTTCCAGAATTCGCCGCTCGGGCCTGCTGACGTGGTTTCCAGCCAAATCTCCGAAGGAGCCTTTACCCATCCCTCAATGGTGCCCTTGCCCTTCTCGAACGGCAAAGGATTGGCCGGTTCCTGCCAGAGCACGCCCCATTGGCCGCGCACTTCATCCACAGCCTGCACAGAGGATGCGAAGTGATCTGCCGCCGAAACCCACCAAGCGGCTTCCGAGCCGTGAAAGAAGCTGATCGCGCCGCCACGACCGCCCGCCTTCTGTCCTGCGGTCGCCACAGCATAGGACGAGCCTCGCTTGATGAATTCAAGTTCCTTGGCATTGTCGGTGCCAACCAAAGGCGGAAACGGATTGTGTTCCTGCATAAGCTGCACCATGTCGAACAGCACGTTCGACGAGTTCATTTCATGCGAGAGAATGTAAATCCGCTGCCGATCCCACAATGTAGCGCGCCAATAGCCCCGACCCGCGACGTAACTCGAAAAACCCTGGCGCCTTCCTTTAAGACCAAGTAGGCGAACCCACTTCTCTTCCCTCAATTGCTTCTCTGCCGCACTATGCAAAATCATTTGCGCTTCATTCAGGATCAACGGCGCAATATCGCCTGATTTGGTGCGGATGCGCAGGGCTTCCTTAGCAAACAGGCGCAAATCAGCTTTCCACATCGCCACCCGCAGCGAAAGCCAGCGCGTCCGCACTTCATCGACCGAAATACCGTGACTGGTGGCAATCGCCTGGAGGTTCACAGATCATACACCAATGCTTGCTGCACAGGCTCGACAGGGACAACCTCCGGCAAGGTCGGCTGGTTCAGGTCGGCCTCGAATTCGGACACGTCAGCGCCGAGGAGGCGCGCTGCGGTCACGAGGTCGTCGCAGATACCGGTGCCGAGCCACGGATAGCGCTTGTCTGTAGCCAGATGCTTTCGCCACATCTTGAGACGCTCGGCAATTCCTTCTTCGCGTCCGTGCATTCGTTCATAAGGCATAGTCGTTCTCCTGATGCCTGTTTACAAATCGTATTGCTGCGGGATTTCCTCGAAACTGGCGTCGATGGTGCCGCTCATGCGCTCCAGCCGATTGATCGCATCGTCGATGGTGACAGTCCCGCTCACATCGACTTGCTGGCTTCGGGAAATCATCTTGGGGAACAGCTTGGTGGCAAAGTCGGTGTAATTGCTGTCAGCCCATGCCGCCATGCGGCTGATACCACCGATCTGCTCGAACACCGACATGACAACTGCGCCAGCATAGCGCCCGACATGCTGATACATCTCCGGAGAGATCACAGGCATGGTCGAGACTTCGCGCACAGCCACTTTCTTGTCGGTGTCGTCAGTCACTGAACATTGTCCTCATTTTGGCGTTCTCAATCGCACCAATCATGTGCCAACGATTTTGCCAATTTCCGTAAGTTCGATAATCGTAGGTCACTTGATCATATGTGATTACTACAATATTAGTAATTTCTCCCTTTTCAAAACGCTCTGCAATATTTTGCAAAGTCGCAACAAATTCAGGGTCGCCTCGTTTGGTCGATGCGAG